CTGTATTCTTGCATATGGTTAATCCAGTTTGCAAGCTCTATACCTCTCCACTCAGGATAACCGTCGTGGTGCAGATACATGTGAACATAAGATTTATCACTAACCAATTGAGGTTTAAGCGCAAATCCCGCTTCATGATCTTCTGCGTGTGATCTGTCGATCACTAGTGTCATATTTCTTGTACTCATTATACTAATTCTTCACCTATGCTGATTATTTCAGCGATTATTAATACTGCTACGCCTAATGACAATGATGACAATAGGATGCTAAAGCCCATGACTCTAATCACTGACTTTGTTAAACTCACTTTAAAGTGTGGAGTTAATTTACTTTTTAATTTTTTCATAATTATTATTTTAGTCTAGTAAAACCATGTAAGCTTTACTGTTATGTGTTCTAAACCAGCTTAAACCGTTTTGCCAGTTTTTAATTGTTTTATCACTTAGTGTTGTAGATGGCAACATTGCACATCCCATCACAAAGTCATACATACTTAATTCTAAGTTGTTTAGTTCGTATGTCTCGCCTGAAAAAGGATTTGTTACTGTGTCGCCTTTCTCGTATACTGTACCGTCGAACCATTTAGGTAATTGTGTTTTGTTTTTCATAATCTAAGTAATCTATTCTTTCGTGATCTTTTTCTATTAATGATGCTATATAATCCCACACTTCACGTTGTTGTTTTGTGTGTCTCAATACACCTTCTAGTTGGTCTATTGTTATAAAAGGTGTGTTATCATCTTTTATTTCTTGCTTTAGCCTGCTAATGTCAGTGTCTAGACTGTATACATTAGCAAAAGCTTTGTCATGTGCTAAGTTTTGTATTCTTCTATTCATCTATTTATTAATTATAGAACTGCCATACATTATGTCTTGAGCAGATAAGTTGTAAGTTTTTATATCACAGTATACTGATATGTCAGATATTTGACTGATTGTTAAATCATACCATGATGTTTCAGACATAAGTGCATACTTAAGTCTTTTAGCACTAGAGTATTTTCTAGCATTTGTTTGCAGTGACGACTTAAAACCTGGTTTTAGTCTGTCATAAATTGTTTTTAATCTCATATTTATATTATCCGTGTTAATTCGTATTTAGTCTGTAACATATCTTTCTTTGTTGCTATCGATTATTTCACCGATCTCATCTTGCATAGATATTATATCCATAGCAAGTAGTTGTATTTCTGCTAAGCCATTAACTTCATAAGTACTTAGATCATTGACTTCGTTTTCTTGTATAGCGTACACGCAGTCTTGCAACGCTTTTGCAGTATTCTCAAACCTGCAATAACTCATATTTGGCATATTTAATTATTTAATATTAGTTGCGGGAGAAGGAATCGAACCTCCGACCTTTGGGTTATGAGCCCAACGAGCTACCTCTGCTCTATCCCGCATTTAGTGGAAGTGGGCGGAATCGAACCGCCGTTTGAGATTGCTACCGTTAATTTGTCGGTTCTAAAATCTCACTTACCTTATCACTCCCATTTCGAGGCACCAGTTGTGGACAGGTAGTTAACTAGTATTGTCATTTATCCACACTTTCTGTTTCGTACTGGTACAGTAGAACGCCATTTTTACTTGCCATTACACTATTGTACCGATCTACCTAACGTGACCTGTATGCCGCCGCCTCGATTGCTAGCTATTCAGTTATGTGATAACATCTTGCGTATAAGATCGCTATCGCTAATTAACCTACTCGTCTAGCTTCTTTTATTTTCTACGCCAAGCTTTGTGTACTTGATCACTTAGTTCTTGACTTACTACTTGTATTTCTAGAACTTGTTTGTTAGCAATAATAGGTATATAGCTATATTGCTGAGTTGAACTACAGTTTACACAATTTGAATAACCTAATGCTATTCTGCCTGCCGGTATTTTATTATTACATTTGCATCTCATATTATTATTATCCGTTTACAATCGTATTTAGTTTGTAATTAAATCTTCTATAATATTCTACTTCAAATCTTTCCGCTTCATACTTAGTTATTTTAAGTAGTTTAATGTGCTTATGTCTTAGTTTTCTAGTCTTCATCTAATCCTGAATGTAATTTTTCTATTGTAGCACACATAATCATGTGCATTAATTGGTTGTACTCGTCACCTTCTAGTTTGTTATGATCTAGTTCTGAACCATCAATAGCCCACTGAACAGAGTCATATAACGTTTCTTTGATGTAAGAGACTTGAGCGTCTGCTATTTCATCTATAATTTTCATTTTACTCATGCTTTATTTATTATTTTTAATTGTTTTAAGTCATATTTCTGTGTGTTTTCACGCCACATTTTGTGCATTGTGTACTTACTTGATTGAGTATACGATGTTTTACCTTTAGTTTTAACATTTTTCCACTCACGATCAGTCAAACCACTACACGAACCATGCGCTTTATTAAGCTCATAGTGCTGAAACGCACGCTTACGTCTGCTATTTTTAGAGTATTCTAGCAACTCACGCATGTTTTTACACATATATTCTATCATTTATGCGATAAAACGTAGTATAATCTGTGTACTCTGTGTTTTGATGTAGTCGAGTAAGGACTTGGTAACCATTGTCAGTTTCTAAAACTGCATTACCTGTTTCTTGATTGAATTTAATTGATTTCATATATAATTATTATCTTACTTTATTCGTATTTGGTTTGTATTATAATTTACCATAAAAGTAGTTTTTTAAGTAAAAATCTAGCATAAATTTCATTCTAGCCATAGTATTCCAGATTTTAGTTCTAGTAAAACTTCTGTATTTATATGTTTTAAGTATACCTTCATCAGTTAAAAACATTTGTCTGCGCTCTGACTTATAAACTGGATTTAGTTGATAGTTAGATGAGCAAGAGTTTACATTTCTTACATAACCTGATTTATACACTGCTAATCTTAGTTTTATTTTAGAAGCAAATTTCTCGCCTTTTAAATAAAAATACCTTGATGGTACAGGAAATTCAAACTCTCGTGTACTATTTTTAGCTTGACGCTGTGTTGTGACTTCTTTGATATTATACTCGACTAGTAGTCGTCTAGCGAACGCATTTTCTAATGCTTCTTGCTCGAGTTTCCATGCTTTATATGCCATAATTAGTATTAAAGTTAATTGATTTTGCTACGTTTTGACGCCATTCCCACTCTTTCTTGCGATATTCATAGCTATTACACCATTTTTTTACAGCAGTAACTTGTGGTATTTCACCGTATTTTGCTTCATAGTCAAGACATTGTTGTAACTTTGCTTGTATTTCTGAAGCGGGATAGTCTATATATTGTTTATTCATATTATTTATTTTCTAAGTAGTTTTCATATAAGCTTTTAATATACACTTTGTCATTAAGTTCTTCAGTAGTTAACTCGTGAAGTTGCAAGAATTTATTAAATATTATATCATTCATATTATTATTATCCATTAGTTATCGTATTTAGTTTGTAATATAAATACAGTGTTAGTAGTAAATTTAATACTGTTATACTTATGTTTATATAGTCATTATAAGAATGATCAAACACTAAATGATTTTGTAAGTCAGTTTGAATAGTGTGTAATTCTAGTGCGTCATTTAATTCTGCACCTGTAAATACTTTTATTTCTTCCATATTATATTATATTAAATTTGTGAGTTTCTATTATACCAAGAACATCTGCTCTTGTTAGTTCATCTTTCATTTGTAGCAATATTGCCCAAGTGAGATCTATGTTTTTAGCATAGTGTGTATTTAAATTGTATATCATAGTTGACATGAGTGGAATCGAACCACTGCTAACCATTATGTCATTTGATAGACTCAACTTTGTTTTGAGTGGAGAGAATCGTCGACGCCCACTTATGCTACTACTGTAAGAAATGAGTTATATTATACTAACTCTTTATCTCTTAGTACTACTGGAATATTATTAGTAGCAGTGTATGATTTGTACTTTATGAAGCAAGCCATTTTTTCTAGATTACTTTTCATAATGTTGAAAGCTTTGTCGTGATTGTACACATACTTTTTACCTTTTTTGTTAGTGAATTCGATAGTTACATTTTTACCTACTAGTGACTGTCTGATGACAAATCTTTTTGAAATTAAATTACTCATATTATTATATTTATTTATTATTAGTTACATTATTATTATCCACATCATGTCGTATTTAGTTTGTAATGTGAGTGTGGAATTGTTTAGTTCACATTAGTGTGTAAGAGGTATGGCACGCGAGTGCTAATTAACTTACATTATATTTAATTAATTACTATTATCTTACTCTGTCATACTTTGAAATTGGTATGAGTGCAATGAGTTCTCTCATGCGAGACTTTGACTCATCAGTTGGATTAAATGTAGAGTGAAATTCATCTAGCATTTGTAATTCTTTGTATATTTCTTTTAAATTCATATTGTATATTGTTTTTTACTTACATTTATATTATCCACATGTAGTCGTATTTCTGTTGTAAAAGTAAAAGATAAAACTTTTTACATAAATATGTGAAAAAAGTGGCCCGTGGGGCTAAAATAAGTCAATTTCTGTAATGTGTTGGGTATCAGAGAGTTAGGAGCAACGCTTTACTTCCCTATAATTAACAGCTTTTCAGAATGAAAACTGTGACATAAGGCTATTAAGGTATAAGAGTAACAGGCTATTGTCACACTATTAATATATACATCTATATATAAGAGTAAAATCGGTGCAAAACGTGTAATATTACCTACCATAGCGCGCTTCATAAAAAGTCCGTAAAAGAATAATGCAAATAAAAAAAGAAAAATGGCAATAATCTATTCATACCCCACTCTAGTACCACAATTAGGCGACAAAGTGCTTGGATCAAACATCGTAGATTCAGCAGGACAGCCAGTTATTGGTAATCCCACGGTACAATACACTCTAAACGACATAAAACTACTAGTTGATCAAAACTATGTACAGCAAATAGAATCATCTTCGGCTGTTGCTTCACAGGCATCTGTGGTAAACCAGCCTTATAGCATACAATTTGGTGCTGAAACCGGTACAGCTGTTGATAATGTACAATTATTAAAAACAAATGGAAGTGATGTTGCTGCTAGTAAAATAAAATTCAACACAGCAGGTACATATCAAATAACATTAACATATTCTGTTGGTGTTAACCAAGGAGCTAACACACCTTACTTAATATTTAGAACATTAAAAGACGGTACAACACAAGAAGGTCCAACTGTTGTTGTAAATGAGGCTTTTCCTACAATAAACACACCTATCCCACTTATTATTCCAGTTACAATACATGTAACAGAGCCTTGTTATTACAATTTTCAAATGATGCGTAGTAATGCTGGAGCAAATGATGGTGGTTTAGTTAAAAACGGTACACCAATAAATGTTTCAGGTGTTACAGAGCCTAGCATAGCAACAATAAAAATATCTAAACTAATATAACATGGCAATAATATATTCATATCCCGTAGTAGATCCTACACTTAATGACCTAGTGTTGGGTACAGATGTAGATGCACAGGGAAAACCAACGAAAAACTTTACTATACAAAGTATTGTAAGTTTAATTCAAGGTAGTGCAACAGGTTTAGAGGCTGTTTTAGCCGATAGTCCAGACGGTGGAGGTTTAAACATACTAAACATAGGAAATATAACAGGTTCTGGAGTTTCTACTTCAGTTTCTTTTACAGACAGTACTATGACTATATCTAACGGAACTGGTACTGGTTTTGTTAGTATAAGTTCTACAGATTTTGTTGGTGATTTAACAGGTGTTGTAAAAAACAGCTCAAGCATACAAGGAGATGTAACAGGTGTAACACAGCCAGTTGGTACTAGTAATACAAAACTAGCAACAACAGCGTTTGTTATGAATAAAGTTGATCCTTCTGTATTACAATACTTAGGTGATGCAACGGGTCCTTTTGATTTAAACCTTGTAGATGATGATTTTAAAATATCAGGTACAGCTAATCAAATAGAAACAACAGCAACAACGGTAGGAGGTAATGTAGGTACTATAAACTTAAAATTTCCTACAACAGGTGTAACTCTACCAGATGGTTCAACTGCTACAACACAAGCTGCAGCAGATAATTCTACAGATGTAGCTACGACAGCTTTTGTACAACAAGAAAATAGTGCTCAGGATTTAGATTTTATAGGGGATACTGGTACATCGTCAGTTCTTTTAAATAGCCAAACACTAGATTTTGAAGGAACAACTAATGAGATTACAACAGCGGTAACAGCTCAAAAGGTTAAGTTTAGCTTACCAAGTAGTGTTACTATCGGTGGTACTTTTACGGGTACTACATTTGCTGGTGATTTACTAGGTACTGTAAATACAGCTACAACAGGTACAACACAAAGTGCAGGTGATGATTCAACTAAAATAGCTACAACAGCTTACGTAGATGCTGCTGCTGGGGCTAAAATATTACAATACCAAGGAGATACAGGTGGACCATTTGATTTAAATTTAAAAGATGATGATCTTGATATAGCTGGTGGAAGCAATATTTCTACAACAGCTGCTACTGTAGCCGCAAACTTAGGTGTTATAACTATAGACTTAAATGATAGTGTAACTATATCTGGTACAAGTAAAGCAGATACATTTACAACCACACTTGGAGTTGCAACATGGGTTACAACAGTATTAGATGGATTTACAGCTATTACATCAGATTTATTTACAGGGGATTTAACGGGTAATGCAAGTTCAGCAACAGCTTTAGCTTCAGGAGGTGCATTAAGTTTTGGAGGAGAGGTTACATTAAGTAGTTCAACACCTAGCCCAGCAACTTATACTAGTGGTGGTAATGTAAGTTTAAACCTTGGTTTAAATAATGATGCTGTTACAGCTAAAGTATTAAACGGTTTAGTTATTCCAGCTACAGGATCTAGCGTTGTACCTAGTGATTCTATACTTTCTGGTATTGGTAAACTACAAGCTCAAGTTAATACTGGAGCTACAGGTCTTAGATTTATGGGATCTTGGAATGCAAGTATGGACACAGGAGGTACTGATAATACGCCTGATGGAACACCAGCTCTTACTTCTGGTGGTGGTTTAGCAACATCAGGTACAAACTCAAGCGTTACCGCTGGTAAATTAATAGATTCTTCAGCTACGTTCTCGTCAACAGTTACAGCTAATGATAGAGTATACAATGAAGCAGGTGCTTTTACAACAATAACATCTATTGACTCTAATACTCAACTTACTTTAGTTGATGATATATTTTTAACAACTGGCCAAGCATATACAATAGATAATGATCCTGCATTAAGTCAAGGAGAATATTATGTTGTTAGTGCTATTGGTTCTAGTACATCAAGAAACGCAACATTAAATGGAACTCAAGACTGGGCTGTGGGTGATTGGGTTATAGCAGGTGCAGGTAACACGTGGGAGAAATTAGATCAAACAGGTGTTGATGGTACTGGTAGTGCTAATAGATTAGCTAAATTTTCTAGTACAAGCGTAATAGCTGATTCAATAATACTAGAAGAAACAGGTGGTATAAAATTAGATTCGGGTAAAACAATAACAACACAAGGTTCTGGTGGTAATTTAATTATTGCTGGAGCTTCGAGTGTATCAGGTTTAACAACTGCGGGTGCAGCGTTATCTTTAACAGGTGGTGTTAATCTTCCAACTGGTGCATACGGTGCGGCTAATCAAGTATTAGGTAATGCTAACGCTGCTGGTGGTGCTGGTAATGATTTAGTTTGGATAACACCTACAACAGGTACAGTCGAAAGCGTAACAGCTGGAGACGGTATTGTTTTAACAGGTGATGCGGTTGATCCAGTTGTTAATGTAGATTATGCAGGAACCGACAATATAGTGTTAAGTGCTGGAGCAGCGGTAACACCTGTAGGTGCAGATACTATAATTATAAATGATGCTACTACTGGAAATGTTGTTCAAGCTTTAGTATCTAACTTACCATTTGATGCGTATAACAAGTGGGTGTTAACAGGTGATACTGGAACTCAAAACGTAGAATCAGGCAATACAGTTGATATTGCAGGTGGAACATATATAACAACAGCTGCCGCTGCAACTGATACTTTAACTATAAATCACGATACTACAAGTAGAACAGATACAGCTTCAACTGATGCACCTTCTTTTGGTGGAACTTTTGATGCGGTAACTAGTGTAACAAGTAATACAACAGGGCATGTAACGGCTATAGATATTTCTACAGTTACTTTACCTTCTCCAGTTAATTTTACAGCTGGATCCGCCCCTGGCGCTACAGCTGCTGTTGGTACTGCAGGTTATGTTCCTGCTCCTGCGGCTGGAACTGGAAGCACGGCTTATTTCTTAAATGCAACCGGCACAATGACTATTCCACCTAATGATGACGGTGTAACTGCGGTAACAGCAACCGCTCCAATATCTTCAACTGGTGGTGATACTCCAGTTATAAGTCACGATACTTCTGGTGTAACTGCTGCTACTTATAAAATGGCAGATATAACTGTTGATGATAAAGGTCATGTAACTGCAGCCGCAGACGGTCATAGTGGTGGTGGTGGTGGTACTAAAAAAGGTGGTATATTTACTAAACTATATACAACTGGCACTGTAGCGGCTGGAGCAGCTACCGCATTTAGCATATCAAGAGCTACTACAGGATCTATGGTATTTGATGTAATGTTTACTGGTGGAACAAGAGCTTCTTCTTCTGTAACAAAGAAATTTACTGTAGTAAAACAATTTGGAAACTCTAACGGTGTTATATCTAGTTTTAAAATATTAGATACTGGTCCTGGAATTGGTAACACAGGTACAGATGATTTTACAGTTGTTTTTGAGAAAAAAGGCACAGATGGTTTAGGATTAAATTGTACAATTGCCGCTGTGGCAAAAGATAGTCAAAAAATAGGTATTACAATTAACTTAGGATTTGGAGAAAACGATGCAACTGTTGTAATGAACGCATAACAATAAAATATGGCTAATTTATCTAATATAAATAATAAGTTCCTAGTAACAACTGCAGGAAACGTAGGAATCGGGACGACTAGTCCTGGATATAAACTTAACGTTATAAATGATAATACTGCTACTTGGACCGCAAGATTTACAAATAATACTAATAATGTTTATTTATCAGTTAATGATGCTAATAATTATGGTATTTATGTATCAGGAGAAACAAAAAATTATTTTAGTGGCAACATCGGGATCGGAACGACTTCGCCTCAAGATAAATTAAATTTACATACTTCATCCGCTAGTGGTAATATTGGAATGAAGATTACAAGAGGTACAGAAACCCACGGATTAAGATTAGGTGTTAATAGTTCTCATGCTTTTTTGTGGACTACTGAAGCTCAAAATTTAGTTTTTGCTACATCTGGCATACAAAGAATTTCTATACTATCTGGCGGTAATGTCGGAATCGGAGTAACAGGTCCTACTTATAAGCTTCAAGTTGCTGGAACAACATTGATTTCAGGTGGCCTTAAAGTTATAGGGCCAGGTTCATATAATACTTTTCAATCAGGAAATGATTATACTTTAGGATTGAACGATTATAATTCTGTTAGTCAATGGTGGTTAAAAGCTTATACCACAGGAGATTTTGCATTACACGAAAATACACAAGGAGATAGATTTACTATTAAAGCTGGCGGCAACGTCGGAATCGGAATTACTTCGCCTGGTACAACTTTACAAGTTTCTGGATCAAATCTAACAAACAATGTAGCTGCTTATATCGGAAGCGGGTTTGTTAATAATGATTTATATCATAGAGAAGGAGGGCTATTAGTTATAAGTGGAACAAATGCAACTCAAACATCAGCGGGAATTGCTTTTCAAACTAGAAATACAGGAAATACAAATTACTGGAAATCGTCTATTTTAATGAATAGAGGTGGTGAATTAGAATTTTATACAGGTGGAGCTGGAACAGGTCAAGGTTCTGAAAGAATGAAAATAACATCTGGGGGGAATATACAAATACCAACAGATTCAGCAAGTTTACAATTACGAAGTTCTGGTTCTGGTGCATATACATCTATTAGAAGAGATGCAGCAAATCAATTAATTGTAGCAAACACTGCAAATAATCAAGTTTTTGGAATTGGTAACGGTGGAGAATTAGCAATAACCAATGGGGCTTCATATACAACAACACTCACTTATACTACTGGGTGGAATTCATCTTACCAGACTTTAATACCAGGAAATAGTTTATCTCCAAATGCAGTTTATATAGTAACTATTAAATGTGATTCATTTGGAACTCCACCATATTATGCATCAACAGTATTTCATATTGCTACGTCTCCAGGCACAAATGGTAGTGGTGGTGGTAATGATAATATTGCACCGACCGCAACACATGTTAACAGTACTGTTTATTGGAAATATAGGCTTAGTACAATTGTTAATGGTAAAAATGGAGTAGAAGCCTACCTTTCAGGTGGTCCAACACCAAACGGTACTACTATATACGTTAAAGCTACTAAAATAATGACAATGTAATTTTAAAATAATGGCATCATTATCTAATATAAACGGCATATTTGACGTTCATTCCACTGGGGCTATACAATTTAATGGTAACCATGGTACAGCTGGACAGATATTAAAATCAAATGGTAATGCAGCCCCAACTTGGGTTGATGCTTCAACTGTTATTGGTGGACCATATTTACCTTTGACAGGTGGAACACTTACTGGCAACTTAGCTATTAACGGTACTAATACTTTAAGCGTTGGTGGCACTTTATCTGCAAGTAATTTTTCAGGTTCTTCATCTGGAACAAACACAGGTGATCAAACAAGTGTTACAGGTGCGTCAGGTTATTTAGACACCAACAGAGGAACACCTAGTAATGCAGCACAATATTGGCAAGCACATAATTTAGGAACAACCGAAGCACCAAGTACAGATTGGTACACAACTTTACGTTTTGGGCACGGTAATCCAACCACTTATTATGGCAATACACTAGCGATTAAAATGACTGGTACTGGTGTTGGTGATATATATACACAAAATCTTCAAAATGGTACTTTTCAAGGTTGGAAAAAATATTGGAACGATGCAAATTTTAATCCAGCAAGTTATTTACCTTTATCTGGTGGTACGCTTACTGGGGCTTTAACTGGAACAACCGCAACTTTTTCAGGAAACGTTACAGCTGGTGCTTCAATGTATTCTCCTATTTATTATGATTCAGGTAATGGTGCTTATTATGGCGATTTTGCAGGAATGAGTGTGTTCAACAAATTAAACACAGGTATAGGTAATTTAGGAAGTAGTAGAAGTGTTAGTTATTCTATGACATCAGGAAATTGGTATCGTATAGCTAACGGAGCAGGAAGATCTTGTGGGGATATTTATATACAAGATGCAATTAGCGGTGGACCTCATGGAAATTTAACTTTTTATGCAGGTTCTTCATACAGTCAGTACGCGGGAACTATGTTAAAATTAAAAAGTAGTTCTTTTTATAATGTTATAGGTTTTACAGAGATTAGATTATTAATAGGAACTACTTATCAAGATCAGTATGTAGAAATATATTGTCAAAGAACTGGTACTTATAATATAACAGTACAAGATACTCATAGCGCAACTAATCAATGGATTCTTAGTACTTCAGCAACAGTAGGATCAGTACCTGCTGGATATAGTGATAGCACTAGATTGGATATTAATGGAATGTTAATAGCTGAAGCTGGAAATGGATCAAATAGATTTGCGGTTGATAGAGTTGGTGCAATACATTTAAGTGGAGGAACAAGCGGTAGCTCAGGTCAAGTATTAACATCTGGCGGGACTGGATCACCAACATGGACAACGCCAACTACTGGTACATTAACTTCTTTAGTTGCAGGTACAGGTATAAGTTTAACTAATGCTTCAGGTCCAGCTGTAACTGTAACCGCTACAACTCAATTTGGTGGAAACACTTTTACATCTAGAAACAATACTAATCCTATTGCTGTAGATTCTGCCACATCTAATATGTCTGGTTATTGTAATACATCTTCAGCTGCTGGTTATGCCGACGGAGGGCTTTTTGTTGCTGCGTATAGCTCATCTTGGGTTTCTCAGATATTTAGTAATTTTAGAACAGGTGAAATAGCCGTAAGAGGTAAAAATAGTGGAACATGGCAAGCTTGGAGAACGGTTTGGGATTCTGTTAATTTACCTAACCCTGTTCAGTCAAGTGGAGTAACTTCAGTCGCTACAGGTTCAGGACTTACAGGAGGAACAATAACATCAACAGGAACTTTATCAGTGGATAGTACTGTTATAAGAACATCAGGTAATCAAGCAATAACTGGTAATACAGTGTTTTACCCTTCAAGTACAAGCACAAGTTATCAGCATGCGGCTATAGAACTAATGGCTTCTTCGAGTGGCACAAGTGGAACTCCACCAAGAATATCTTGGCATTGGGGAGGTGTAGTTGCATCATTAATAACAATTGAAGCAAATGGTACAATAGCTGTTAGAAATAATCCTGGTAATGCTTATGAACAATTTAAAGCATCAATTATAACAGCTACAAGTAATTTTTCAGGTAATTTAACAGGTAATGTGACTGGTAACGTGACTGGTTCTTCTGGATCATGTACAGGTAATTCAGCTACAGCAACTTTAGCTACAACGGCAACTAATGCTAACAATGTTGTTATCACTGGATATGGAAACAGCACTTTTACTTTTTATCAAAGCTCAGGATCATTTTCAGGTTTCAGTGGTTGGCATAATTATTATATAGGTAATCATGGTAATGGTTCAAATTATTACAACACAATAATTGCATTTCCTTTTTGGGGATCTCCAAGATATTCAAGACTAGAAGGTAATGTACAGAGAGGACCTTTTGAATTTTGGACAAGCGAAAGAACAATTGTATCAACTCACGATGTTACAGCGCCAAGATACTATGATACAAACACGACATACTATGGGGATTTTGCTAGCACAAGTAATATAAATGCTTTAACACTTGTTGGAACATTATCTGGTCAAAACGGTTATTTCAACCAAGATTTAGCTGTAGGTTTTAATTCAGGAGCTATAGGTGGTAAAGTAAATATACAAATAAATAGCGCAAATGGTATTGGTATTAAAAACAATCTTAATGGCAAAAGTGGTGCTCAAGGTTTATTACAATATACAAGTGCATCATATGCGTCAGGTGGATATAATATGATATTCCAAGCAGCACCTCCATCAGGTTCAGACACTAATATGTTACTATGTTATTTAAATGGTAATATAGTAAACAGATTTAATAGTTATGGTCAATATTCTGATAGAAAATTAAAAGAAAATATTGTTGATACAACACCTAAGTTAGAAGATGTTAAAAAAATAAGAATACGAAACTTTAACTTTAAAGATGATCCATATAAACAAATAGGTGTTATAGCACAAGAATTTGAAGAAGTTTTTCCAGGATTAGTGGAGGACAAAGAAGTACCTGATCAAGATGAAACAACAAAAACTGTAAAATATTCTGTTCTTGTCCCTATATTAGTTAAAGCAATACAAGAATTAGAAGCTAGAGTAAAAGAATTAGAAAATAAATAATATGGCATTATTAACAAATATAAATGGTAAATTCAGCGTTAGTGACGCAGGTGCAGTAACTTTTAACGATGCATTTACTTTTCCTACAGCAGATGGCGCAGCTAATTATATATTAAAAACAAATGGTAGTGGTCAACTAGCTTGGGCGGCTAATCCCGACGAAGGTGTAACTAGATCAGGTACTGTAGCAGATAATAGATTAGCTTTGTGGAAAAATGATGATGAAATAAAAAGTAATTCAAACTTATTTTATGGTTCTCAATATTTTACCGTTGGCGTAGGTACAACTGGTGGATTTGCAGCTTTAAGAATTAATGCAGATCCTATTGGACAGCTTTACCTTGATTTTACCGAAGGATCAACTTATGTTAAAAGAGCACGAATACAAGTTGACACTAGTGACAATATAACAATTTCAAATACATCTAGTAACACCCTTGCTTTAACCATAGACTCTTCTCAAAATGCAATTTTTGAAGAAGATGTAGACGCTGGTAATTTTAAAATAAACGGAGGTCAAGGTTCAGACGGTCAAGTAATGACTTCAACAGGATCAGGTGTTGCATGGGAAACACCAACAACAGGAACTGTTACAGGAACTGGAGCCGCAAACAGAGTTACATATTGGTCAAGTGCAACTAATGTAACTTCTGACGCAGGTTTTACTTATAATGGAGCAGGAAGAGTAAATACTGATGAAAGTTTTGGTGTAAGTAAAGATGGTGCAAATACTGTAGCAAATGGGCCGTTTTTTAGATTAACAAACGCAGCTCAAGATAGACAGTATCTATGGCAATTAGATGCTTCTAATAATATAGATTATTGGTATTATAATGGTAGTGCTTGGACACAAACTATAAGTTTATTAACAGACGGTGGTGCAACTTTTTCAGGAGATGTAAATATAAACAAAAAACTTAGTGTTGGTGGCTTGAATGGAACCAATTCTCAATTAACTGTAGAAACACCAACTGTTGCAGCAGGTGGAACAATAGGTGCTTCAGTTTTTGGATTTACAGGAACTTCAGAAACAACATCTACAAGTGGAATTGTAACCCCAACAAATCAAATACAATTTAAGCCAGCTATGCCAGCAGGTTATGGCGTTGATGGTTATAACTCAGTTCTTGAACAACAATCAGGTGGAACTAGAGTTTTTTACTTTAGAACATCAGGAGCTAGCCATTTAAGTATAGACGTAGAGCATAATGGAACTTTTGGCGGTGGTATATTTGCTAATACAGGAGCTTTTACAGGATTAGTGAGCGGAATAACACCCACTGCGGCTGCAAACTTTACAACAAAAGCTTATGTAGATGGTGTGGTTGGTTCTTATCTACCTTTAGCAGGTGGAACAATGGCTGGAACCATTAACATGAATAATAATCAAATTATTAATGTTGGTGGTATAAGTATAAATGATCCAGGTCCTAATGAAGGTATACAGTGGAATGGTGGAAATGGATGGGCAATATATGAATCTCCAAATGATTTAAGTAATGCATCTGGTAATTTACAATTTGTACAAAGTACTACTCGTAGGTTTACGATAGAACATACCACTGGAAACGTAGATGTAGGTTCGGATGGGATTAATAAAGGCGCTATATTAACACAAAATTCGCATTTTGTTAATAAACGGTTTTCTTTTGACCCATTAGTAAGTAATACAGTCACTGCATATATGATATTGTGTGAGAATGCAGCGAATCAAGATGTTAATGGTATTATTACAATGGATAGAACATCAGGTTTAAGACACGCTTGTTCTGTTCAAGTTTTAATTTCGTCTGGAAGTGCATCAACCCCTGTAGGAGGCTTAAAAGCTATGGGTACTGCTGGCAACGGAACACCTTTTTATGAATTAGTAACTTGTGATTACGACGATGGAACAGGGTCTTCATCTCACATAGCTGTTCAAATATCAAATCCAGATGGTTATTATGAAACGTCTGGTGCATATTTTACGGGTAGAATTGTTAATAGCAATAGCGGTGTAATCGTACCTGTATTACCAGCCGCGGTTAGTAATGTAGCTATTTTTCAATCAAATACTATACATAATTTTCAAGGTAATTTAACTGTAAATCAAGGAAATATTGGGGTTGGAAATTCTACTCCTTCCTTTGCTGTTAACACTAATTACTCCATGCAAGGTAGTTCCTTAGCTTACTTAAATGGTACGTCTGCTAATCAAACAGTCACAAATAATATAGGTGTTACGCATAGCAGTACCGCTGTTGGCACTGGCTCAGAAGGAGGTCTATATTTAGCAAATAATGACAATACAATAGGCGCTCCTTCTCCTATAATATTTTTCTCTGCCAAATCCGCAAGTAATACATATAATCATGCTTACGCAGCTATATATGGTATAAAAACTGCAAGCGGAGCAGACAGTAATTGGAATCGTGGAGAACTAACATTTGCCACTGGTGATGGTACAGGTCCAAGAAGAAGAATGACAATTGATACAACCGGCAACGTCGGGATCGGAGAAACAAATCCAGCAGTACCTTTACATATATCTAAAGATTCTGCAAGTGGAGAAAATATTGCATTACTATTAGATAATAATAATACAACTGCGGGTAACGAGATTGGCATACTTTTTAGGTCGATGGTTGGTTCAACTAATACGGATTTCGAAATCTTTGGTGTAGCAAATGCTGCTAATGATATGGATTTAGTTTTTGAATCAGACGGCTCTAATGAGAGAGTAAGGTTTACAGGGGACGGCAACGTTGGAATTGGAACGACTGATCCACAACAAAAATTAACTTTAGGTTCTGTGTCAGCAGGTGGTATTCAATTTAATTATGATTCTACAAACAATTATAGACATCAAATATTAAATTACTGGAATAGCAACACTGATTCAAGAATGGATTTTAATATTGCTAGAACAAGTGGTCAAACTCCCGAAACTATTATGTCTGTTGGTTATGGCGGCAACGTCGGAATCGCAATGACTAATCCAGTAGCTAAGTTAGATGTTAATGGTGCGATTCGCGCTAGCGGTGGAACTTATGTTGCACCTGTTGACACTGCAACCAATGTGGCATTAGTTATAGAAAATGCAGATTATATATATACTAGAGATAGTGCGGCTTATTTAAGAAAATTAATAGGAAAACCAGCTGACAATAGGATAGAAATAGGTCAAAATGGGACATCTCTTGTTGCGGGAATTGATTTATACGCAGGAAACTCTGCTACTGGAAATTACCAATTTCACCAAAGCACTAATATTATTTGTACTATCAATAGCAGTAGCTTAACTCATACTGGTGATATTGTAGCATATTCAGATGCTAGATTAAAATCAAATGTTAAAAAACTAGATGGCTCTAAGGTTTATAACATGAGAGGAGTATCGTTTGATAAAGACGGTAAAAAAGGATCAGGGGTTATAGCTCAAGAAATGCAAGAAATAGCACCCGAGTTAGTTTATGATGATGGAAAATATTTAGGGGTTGCTTATGGTAACTTGTCAGGATATTTAATTGAAGCTATAAAAGAATTAAAAGCTGAAATAGAGGAATTAAAGTTAAATAACTGTAATTGTAATAAGTAATGGCATTACCAGCACCAGGAAATCCTATATCAGCCAATATGATTAATGTTGAGGCGAATAGAACTGGAACAACATATGCACCATTATCTGTTAACGCAATTCCAGTAACCACTTCTTTAATTGGATTATATGTAGACTCTGGTGTTAATCAAGTTGCACCACACGCATATTCTGAGTTTTATAGTAAATCATTTACTATACCGCCAAGTCCTTATTGGATGGTTAACACAACAAACACACCTTCTATAGGTAAACAATATGTTTTATCTGGAAGTTCAATTATTCAAAACAATAGCGCACCTTTACCCACGACTTATAATACTAATATAAACGAAGTTACTGGTTTTAGTGTTAATGGTGCTGGTAGTTTAACTATTAATGATAATGAAAATTTAGTTATAGGATGTTCTTTATATGATGGTTCAACAGATCATAAACCTTTAGTAACACTTCACGATGCTACTACTGGTCTTCCTGATGCATCAACAGCTTATAACTGGAACGCACCAAACCATTACATTTCTGATTTAGAATATATAGATGGTTTTGATGATAAAGTTTTTTGGGTTGATCAAGAAGATTCTAACGATGCAGATCCTCACACCGATAGAAGAAGATATGGGGTTGTTTCTATTAATTCTACTGTATATAATTCAAACACATATCCCAAGCTTTGGCAATACACTGGTTGGACTAGAAGAATTGATAATTCAACATATCAAACTGGCTTTACTTATAGTGCGCCAAAAGTAGCAACATTAAATGGAGGTAATGTAGACAGTTTAAATAATTCAAACAAAGCTTATGTTTATATTATAAACTCTGTTTATGCGGATACATCTGGATCAGTAAGACAGCAGAGATTTAACGGAGCTATTGTTAGGTTAACATATGATAATACTACAGCAACAGGTGTATCTGTTTGTTTAACTTCACCTATTTTTAAAGTATGGAAAAATAACGTAGGCAGTGGTCCATTTGCACCAATAAACAAAACTGATCCAACTAGCTTTAGAGATATTACTATTGTAAAATCAGCTTATCAACAAATACAACCTTAGTTATGAGTATACCAGCAATATACACAACAGGAACATATTACAATTATTCCGCAACATTAAACGGTGGTTGGTGGGGTAATATTCAGTGTTGGGATGAAGATTTAGATTGGCAGCGTGGTTATTCGTTTCAGTATGATATAAGTAATATGGTTAGTGCACAAGAGGTAACAATTGGCCAATGTATTTCATCATCTCCTGATGGTTCGTTTTTAGCTAGCGGAGGAACAATGAGAAGTCAAATCACTACTCCAGCAGATCCAAGTACCGCTTATATGACATGTCTTAATCGTTTTAGCTCTGGTGTGTTAAGTGTTAAATGGTCAAAAGTTATAAATTTATATGTTTATGGAACTGCAGCTACTGACGGTAATCCAGGTTTTAATCATGTAGAAATGGATAATGAATTTATATATGCAGCAACTCAATACAGTGGTTATAGTGATGGTAATTTTAAAAACCCTAATTTTATTTGGAAAAACCAAGTAAAAGCTGTTATTGCTTGTTTTAGAATAAGTGATGGCAATATAATGTGGATCAAAAAATTTACTATTGGTTCAACAGCAACTTCTACCCCAGTTAAAGCTATAACTGGCTTAACGTTAAGACCAGATGCTTTATACGCTGGATTTGCTTACCAAGGTAATAATGCTGGTTATGATTATTTAAAAATAAATCCAACTAATGGTTTTGTTACAACACAAACAGATATAGTTATATCAAACAACATGACTTCTGGTAGTAGCACTGGGAATTATTCTATAGTAACACCTAATTCATTTACTTTTTCAGGATCATTAACTGATCTTTCTGAAACAGTGACTGGAACAACACTAGAAGCTACAGATTTATCTCAAACCGTAAGTGACCAGTGGGGTATTAATCCTTCTAGTGATAAATATGTATTGCAATCATTTGATTCGTCAAGTGTTTCAACTAGTTCTAATGTTTGTAGTGCAACTATAAATCAAAAATATTATTTTGTAAGCGCTACATCTAGTATTACTGTAGGTAGCGATGTATACTCTGATAGCTTAGCCACCTCTGGATTAACAAATGGTTATTATAGAATATCAAGTACTCAATATATAATAGTTACTAGTGGAAGTGTATCTAGCATAAACACGTGTGTTACTTTAACTTCTTTTTTAGCTGGAGCTGGAACAAGTGGTGATGCATGTAATACGTTAGGATCTTCTTTTACTTATTATCACACAGGTACTGGCACATATCCTGCAGTAAACGATATAGTATATTCAACAAATTCAACGTCTAACCCACTTAATGGTGGTAGTGGTACAAACTGGGCAGTGTTTGCCGCTGGACCTCCTGGCCCTCCAATTTCATATTTTAGAATATTTGGAAGCTCTGGTCAGGTTGCAGTTATAGGAAACTGTCCTTAAAATAAATTAATAAATTAAAACAATAAAAATGGCAATTACTTACAAATGGAACATTAACCAAATGAATGCACATATCCAAGCTGAAGGCAAAGATAATGTGATTTTTACAGTGCACTGGACTTATCAAGGAGTTGAAGAGTCTGGAGGACAACAATATCAAGCAAGTCAAATAGGTGCTCAAAGCTTTACTTATGTAGCTGGAGAACCTTTTATACCGTATGCAGATACTGAAGCTTTTGAAAACGTAGTGATCGGTTGGCTTGAAGATGCTTTAGATGTGGCAGCAATGGCAACTAGTATTGAAGCTCAAATACAAAAACAAATTACACCTGTAAATGAAGATTTATACTTTACATGGAACATGCCACCGGTGCCGCCAGTGGAAGAATAGTGTAAGTTTTGTAAAAAACAAGTGATAGTATAACTAAACCTATACTGTTGTGGTGACAGTAAGATAACCAAAAATAAATATTAACCTAAAAACCAAAACACGATGACTTATTTTTATTCGTTGAGCTCAAGTATGGGCCAACCACAAACACCGCAGATTACCGAAGAAACTATTAACGTATGGAAACATTTGTCCAAAAAGAAACATTGGAGAATAGTTCAACTACCTAATGGTTATTTTCAAACCGAACACCGTGACCTTGTAGAAAAAGACAAATGGTACGATGTAACAAGACGTGAAACTATGGAAGCCGCAGAAATTGCTATTGATGGTAGTGTTGATCACTATACAAAAAAAGTGGATTTCTTAAAAGGACCTAAAGTAGTTAAGACGTTTAAATAATATCAATCAATCAAATCAAATTAAATTAAATTATGTCAAATGCAATTGTAAAAAATCTGAGCTTTGGTTCAGATGCTAAAAACAATGTGTTTGCTGGTATTACAAAACTTACACAAGCCGTTAGCTCCACTTTAGGAGCTAGTGGTAAGTGTGTTATTCTTGAAGATACTATAGGCAAACCAATTATTACTAAAGATGGTGTAACAGTAGCTGAGTCTGTTATATTACGAGATCCAGTTGAAAACATGGGGGCAACTTTATTAAAAGAAGCTGCTAGAAAAACTGTTAAAGAAGCTGGTGATGGTACAACAACCGCTACAGTGTTAGCACACTCTATATTAGAAGAAGCTTACAAACTAGAAGGTAAACTTACATCAAGAGAAATTAAAAAAGGTATTTTATCTACAACTCAAAAAGTAATTGATCACTTACAAGAAAATTCTATACCTGTACAAGGGGATATGATAGATCAAGTAGCAACAATATCAACAAACAATGATCCAGAGCTTGGTAAAATTATAGCTGATGCATTTAGATCTGTGGGTAAAAATGGGGTTGTTGTTTTAGAGCCAACAGAATTATCTGACACTACATTTGAATTAGTTGATGGTGTTCCATACAATAGAGGGTTAAAAAATATACATTTTGTAACAAACAAAGAATCTAAAACTGCTGAACTAGATAAACCATTAGTATTATTAGTTGAATCAGAAATAGAGAATATTAGAAAAATACAAAATGTTTTAGAACATGTTATTAAAAATAACAGGTCTTTGCTTATTATAGCTGATGTTAGCCAACAAGTGTTATCAGCTTTAGCTATGAATAAAGTTAAAGGCAATATAAAAGTAAATGTAATAGATGCACCTGTATACGGTATAAGTAAGAAAGAGACATTAGATGATCTTTCAATACTAACAGGAGCTACAATTATAAATGAAGATTTAGGTGATGATATTGATTTAATAGGTCCTGAGCATTTAGGTGAAATTAAAAAAAGTGTCACTGAACAAAACGAAACAGTTTTACATTTAATAGAGACAACTGAAGAGGTTAAGTCTATGATTAAAAAAATGGAAGATGAGTTAGTTGAATGCACTGACCCTGTATTAACTGTTAAGTTAGAAAAAAGATTAGCTAGGTTATCTGCTAAAGTAGCTATTGTAAAAGTAGGTGCTAATTCTGAAGTTGAGTTGCAAGAAAAACAAGCTAGAGTTGAAGATGCTATATGTGCAACTAAAGCTGCTATCAAACAAGGTATAGTTCCTGGTGGTGGTATCGCTTTATTAAATGCAGCAAATGATATAGAAACTAGTAACAAGTCTGAAGAAGCGTTGCTAGAAGCTATTAAAGCGCCTTTTAAGACCATCTTACACAATGCAGGTATAGAAGAATACAAAATGCCAAGTATAACAGGAGATGGAATAAATGTAGTTACAGGAAATATGGTAAATATGATTGAGTCAGGGATTATTGATCCTTTACTCGTAACAAAAAGTGCATTAAACAATGCCGCTTCAGTTGCTACTACTATTTTGTCAACTGATTGTGTAATCAATAATTTAAGAATTGATGAAAGCAATAGGTAGAAACTTAGTGGTTAAAATATCGAAAGCCGGTATATCTAAAACTCAAGGTGGTTTACTTTTGGGTGAAAAACAAAGAGAAGATATAAGATATGCTGAAGGAACCGTGGTAACAGCAGGAGCTGAGGCTGGTGGTTTAAAAGAAAACGATGTGATTTATTTTGATAAAAATAATTCGCATCAAATAGAAGTTAAAGATGAAATTTACAACGTAGTTAAAGTTGACAACGTTGTTATTGTTTTATGAGACTAGAACCCACAGATATTAGGGAATTAAATCTTTTAAAACATTATAGAATCATCAGAAAGTGGGCTTGCAAGAATTATGATTTAAATGATGCAGACCTTGAATTACTAATATACTTCGATTGCATGGATCTTTTCACTAGAGAAGATTTTAAAATCGGTACATATTCTTATAGTTGGGACAACAGACGCTGGAACAGATTACTTAAAGAAGGTTGGATAACGGTATGGAGAAAACATAACCGCACAACCCAAAAGTATAATATCTATAAAGTTTCCTTTAAGTGTAAACAACTAATAAGTCGAATGTACCGTATTATGCTTGGTACTGAGGATATACCTACAAGTGCACATCGAAACAAAATAATGAAGGGTAAAACCTATATGGATAAAGTTATGATTACATCCATTAATAATGTTAACAAAGATAAAAACCGATAATCATGGGAAAAAAAGAAAAAAAAGTAGAGGTAAAAGAATTATCTCCTATTGACAAAAAGATTGCTAAGCTAAAAGAAGTTATTAAAAAATTAGAAGCTAAAAAATAAAGCTATGATCAATCCTAACAAATTTGCTAATCAAAAAATACAAGAACTAGGTCAAAACCTTTTTCAAGGTGAAGAGTTTGCTCAGCAAATAGCCAACAAACAATTAGACCAGCCAGTTCCACCTCCAGGCCCTTATGGTGATATAAATCCTATTATGAATAAAGATAGTAGAGAGGCTAGAAGACAAGAGAGAAAAAATATCAGAATGGCCAACAAAGGTTTACGTCAAGCTAGAAGAGAAAGAGCTAAAGGTGTAAAAGAGCAAGGTCAAGAAAATTATAGCTATGATGGTTATGAAAAAGGTAGATATAATAAAAAAGGTGATGATATAGAATATGGTAAAACACCTAGATATTCTAAAAAAAATCCACCAAGTGGAAGTGATGCTAGTTTTGGTATTAGTGGTTATGTAAATGATAAAAAGCAATTTAAAAGTGCTTTAAATCAAGGTACAGAATCTAAATACAAAATGGTAAACGTACAAGATTTAGAAGACATGGGAGCTGTAAAATCTGATAAAAAAGGCAAATATGTTGTTAATTCTGATGAAATGAAAACTGGAACACCTAGAGATACATTAAGACTACCAAGAGGCGCTAAGCATTACACAGGTAGAGATTATAAAGTTGGAGAATTAATTGATGAAAGTGATTTTGAAGACTTTGCAAAAGACGTAAATAAAAAATAATATTATGGCAAAAAACCCAGGACAAGTTGGTGCTAACGCAACGTGGGACGGACCCCACCAACCAACTAATTTAAAAGAAGGAAATCCAAGATATGGTATGGATCCAATGCAGGTATTAAAAGATCCACTACCTTATAAAGCAGGACCAATATCTTCTATAGCTAAATCTAAGCTTGGAGGTGGTTGGCCTGACAGTATGGTTGCTGACAGATCTATAAATACAACAGCAAAGTAAAAATTCACTAAAATGAGTGATAGAATAAGTGAACACATATCTCTTAAAGAAGGTATTAAATCTCACACAGCTACTAGGTTAAATATTGACAATATACCTAGAGAATTAGATTTAATTAACATGAAAACTATTGCAGAACAAGTGTTTGAACCTCTACGTAAATGGGTGGGTGGTCCAATCGCTATTAATAGTTTCTATCGCTCGCCCAAATTAAATTCTGCTATTGGCGGAAGTACAACCTCACAGCATTGTATTGGTTGTGCACTTGACATAGACGATAACTACGGTTATAAGACAAATGCAGAGATGTATGATTATATTAAGAATAACTTAGATTATGATCAGATTATTTGGGAGTTTGGAACAGAAGATAACCCAGACTGGGTACATGTAAGTTATGTTTCAGAAGATGCTAATAGAAGAAGATGTTTACAAGCTTATAAAGAAAATGGTAAAACTAAATATAAAATAATATGAATTCACCTTTTTTTAAAAAAATGATGAAAAACCCGTGCTGGAAAGGTTATGAAGCTTATGGTATGAAGACTAAAAACGGTAGAAAAGTACCTAATTGTGTTCCTAAGAAAAAGAAAAAGTAATGGCTTTTAAATTACCTAACGGACCACTTAACATGCGTAAAACTACACAAGGTAAGGGTAGAACTTTTAGAAAAGCTGAGGAAGGGGCTGGTATGACTGAAACAGGTGTTAAGCAATATAGAAAAGAAAACCCTGGAAGTAAATTAAAAACTGCAGTTACTGGTAAAGTTAAACCAGGAAGTAAAGCTGCTAAAAGAAGAAAATCATTCTGCGCTAGATCAAAAGGCTGGACCGGTGAAAGAGGTAGAGCTGCTAGAAGAAGGTGGAAATGTTAAATAAAAAAAAATAAAAAAAAATGATTAGAAATTATTACACTGACTCTTATAAGTCTGGATTAGCTGTAACACCAAGTGATACACTATTATTAGATGGCAGAACAAAATCAACAACACCACAAAGCTCGTGGAAACAATATAATTTATATGTTGGTAATTCACCATCAATATTACCAGTTACAACAACTAGTGATAACACTGTTGTTTCAAACTCAGCTAATGTAGGTTTAGCTTCACCTAACGCAGAAATAAAAGCTGGCATGAGAGTAACAGGTGGTACATTACCTGCGGCTGGTGTTTTAATAGCATCTGTAACAGACGCAAGTAATTACGTTTTAGCAACTGCTTCAAGTATAGCTGCTGATTCAACTCTCACATATAGTTATGATGAAGTAGCGTCTATAAAAGTTCACACTGTTAATGATGAAGCAATAACATTTGTAAAACCTGCTGAAGGTTTTGTATTACCAGTAAGTGTAGTTATGGTTTATGCTACGGGTACAGGTGGTGGAATTTCAGATCTAATAGCTTTAAGTTAAAAATAAATATAAAAAACAATATTATGCCGAACATTAGTAAAAAAACAGCTTACGACGTAAAAGAAGCAAGCAATCAGTCACTTTCTAAAAGTGCAAGAAAACATTATGCAGAAAATGCACAAGCAGGTTCTAAATCAGATTCAAAGCATGGCTCTTGGATTTCTAAACATATGTCTTAGTTATGGGAAAATATAAACACGAAGGAAAAGGCAGGAACATCTCAGTAAGTGGTGGCCAAGAAAGAAAAGATCTATTTAAAGATATGTCTGGAGGTTATAACGCCATGGGTGACTCAAATAGCCCTAATTATAAATATGACGGAAGCGCATTTAAACAAAGATATAGTTCACCTATGGAAAAGTATGGACCATTAAAAGGTAATGCTTTTGGTCACGCTATGCAAAAAGCTGGAGGTGATTACGATAAAGCAAAATCTATGTTAGAAATGAAAGGATCACATTCACCGACTTACAAAACTGGTTGTGTTAGTGGTAGTGGTTCTAATGCTCCTTATAAATTAATGGGAGATCCTAATAAAAAAATGGACAGATTATCTGCTAAACATAAATCACTTTATGATCGTTTTGAAATGGGTCAAACTAGTGAAGCTGAAGAACAAAGAATGTATAGACTAGAAGATCGCATGGATAAAGTAGGGAAAAAAATAAAAAAGTCTAAAAAATCTCCACTTAATCAAGGTAAAAAAGAGGTTAAAACTTTAGGAGAAAAAGAAACTAGACAAGATCGTAGAGCAGGTAAAGATAATCTAAGACAAGGTTATTTTGGCATTGGTGGTGATGATCCTAAAAAAACAAAACTACAAAGAGATGCTAAAGAAAGAACTAGTGATCCTGATTATAAAAAACCTAAAGCAAAAACTTTAAAAAAATCTCCACTTAACCAAGGTTTTGATGGCGATAAGGCTTTAAAAACCTTACCCGGTGGAAACTATCCAAAACCACCATTTAAGCCTGGTGTAAAAGCTGATGAAGATAGAACAAAAAAAGATAAAAGAAAACATAAAAGAACCATGAAAAAACTTGGTCGACTTACAAAAAAAATAGTTTCAAAAAGTACAAGTAAAAAATAAATAACAACAATCAATAAACATTAACAACAAACAAAAACAATTATTATGGCAAAATTTATTTCAATTCCATCAAGCGGTTCGGGAATCGCAGGTGGTGACATCCTAGTAGGTGCAGACTTAATAACAGGAGTAGTTCAAGCAAGTTCTACTACTGTAGTTATCTATTTAGCAGGAGGTGCTGGTGGAGATGTGTGTACAATTACTCACGGCACAGTTAGCAAACCTTCAGTAAGAGATGCAGTTAACTATGCATTAACAGCTAATCCTGGAGGCGTAAAAGCTAAAGTTAAACTTCCTTCTGGAATAGAAGTTTCAGGAGTAGTATTCGCTTAATGAAACCAAAAGGCTTAGGTGATAGAATAGAAGATTTCACTAAAGCAACTGGTATTAAAAAAGTTGTTGATTCAGTGTCACAGGGTTTAAACATACCCTGTGGCTGTCAACAGCGTAAAGAAAAACTTAATAAATTATTTCCTGGAAAGTAATGGCTTTTAAAATTAATCCACCATACGTTATAGACAACACCCCGATTTACAATGTAGATTTAGAGGATGGTGTGTTAGGAAAAGCAGACAGAAACGGAAGTATTTTAATAAATAAAAATATTAAAGATCCAAAACAAATTGAAGATGTCGTTAGGCATGAGAAAGTTCATATTGATCAAATGAAACGAGGAGATTTGGATTATGACGATAGTGCAGTTTACTGGAGAGGTAAACGTTATTCAAGAAAAACAATGGAGGAAGGTGCTAAAAACCTACCTTGGGAAAAAGAAGCTTATGCCAAATCCTAAAAAAAAATTTAAAGACACAACAGTAGGTAAACTATTATTCGGTGCTGCATCATTAGTTAACCCTGCATTAGGCAGTGTGTTAAGTGGTGTAACTTCACCTGCTGAAGCTATTGCTGCTATCGGTAAATCTGATGTAAGTGGTGAAGACAAAATAAAATTACAACAGCTTATATTTGAACAACAGAATAAAGAAATGGAAGCTGTTACATCAAGATGGCAAGCTGATTCAATATCAGATTCATGGCTTTCTAAAAACGTGCGCCCATTAGTTTTAGTGTGGTGTATTGTTATATTCTCACTAGCTGGAATATTAGATAGCGTGGAATCAATACCATTTAACATAGGTGTTACATGGAACGATACATTTGAAAAAGTAATGATGGCTGTTGTTTTAGCATATTTTGGCGGGCGCACAACTGAAAAAGCTACAAGTTTATTTAAAAAATAAATAAAACCTGTAACTATATTAATAAATAAATAATTAAGTTAAATTAAATTAAATTAAAAATGGAAATTAAAAAAGACCAATTAGAAAAAATCCAAGGATTTCAAAAAGAATTAAACAAATTGTTAAATGAAACTGGATTTTTAGAAGCCCAAAAAACCGCGGTATTATCTAAGTTTCACGAAGTTAATCAGGAAACTGAAGACTTCAAAAAAGAACTTGAAGAAGAGTACGGATCGATTAACATTAATCTTGAAGACGGTACTTACACTCCTATCGAAAAAGAAGAAGACAAAAAGGAGTAATGTCATCTGTTATTAGAAAGATCAGTATAGGATCTGATTACAAAACAGATGCTATGCATTATTCTTTGACTCAGTCGGTATATGGAGGTCACACTATATCTCATATACTCTTTGATTCAAAAGATAATTCTTATAACATTTACATTAAAAAGAACAGCGAAGTATTGCCGTGGAAGAAGTTTAATTCTAACATGGCAATATCAGTTGAATATGATTTAGAATACTAATGAAAAGTATATTTGATTTTATCGTTGAGCCTTATGGCCAGCGATATAATAATGAAGTTAAAGTAGGTGACAAAAGCCTTATAATTAACACTCAATCAGAAAGTTTTAAATCAGTAAATAATATAGCTAAAGTTATAGCGGTACCAAAAGCATTTAAAACACCTATTAAAAAAGGTGATTTAATTATGATACATCATAATGTGTTTAGAAGATTTTATGATATACGAGGTGAAGAAAAAAATAGTAGATCGTATTTTAAAAATGGTTTATATTTTGTTCAATTAAATCAAGTATATTTATACAAATCTAAAGACAGGTGGAAAGCTTTTGGTGATAGATGCTTTATAAGTCCAATTCATAACAATGATGATATAGACGCTAATTTAGAAGAACGCCTTGTTGGTATATTAAAATATGGTAATAGTTCATTAGAAGCGTTAAAAATCAACGAGGGAGACCTTGTAGGTTATTCACCGTTTGGTGAGTTTGATTTTGTAGTTGATGGCAAGCGTCTTTATTGTATGAAATCAAATGATATTGTAATTAAGTATGAACGTCAAGGAAACGAAACAGAATATAATCCTAGCTGGGCACAAAGCAGTTGAGGAACTTATTAAGGTAGCAAAAGAAGCTATAGTTGATTCTGATGATGATATATCAGCTGATAGATTAAAAAACGCTGCTGCAACTAAAAAGTTAGCTATATTTGATGCTTTTGAAATACTAAATCGTATTAAAGAAGAAGAGGATATGTTAAATGATAAACCAAAAGAAGAAAAGAAAACTGAAGCTTTTGGAGGTTTTGCAGAAAGAAGATCTAAGTAATGTATAAGCAAACGTTATATAAAGTAATTGATCACATAAAACCTCATGTAATAAAAAGATTAAATAAATCTAAAAAGTGGGATTATGGTTATAACAAAGAACATGATGTTATTGTTATATCTAAAACAGGTCAGATAGGTGAGATATACGAAATACAAAACTTAAAAATAGCATTACCAAAAGAGAAAGATGTTAACAAGGATTATGACAAATGGCAAGTACATGAATATCCTAAAACATTAAAAAAAATTAAAACAATATTTGACTGGAAACAATATCCAGATGATTTTAAAGAAAAATGGTATGGGTATATTGATAGAGAATTTGCTAGGCGCCACGAAGGTTACTGGTTCATTAATCAGGGTAAAGCTACTTATATTACTGGTACTCATTACATGTACCTGCAGTGGTCCAAGATTGATGTTGGGCAAGCAGATTTTAGGGAAGCAAACAGATTATTCTTTATATTCTGGGAAGCTTGTAAAGCAGATAAACGTTGCTACGGAATGTGCTACCTCAAAAACAGACGGTCTGGTTTTTCATTCATGGCATCAGGCGAAACTGTCAACCTTGCCACTATCTCTAGTGATGCTAGATACGGTGTATTATCAAAGTCTGGGGCTGATGCAAAGAAAATGTTTACCGATAAAATCGTACCAATTTCCGTCAACTATCCGTTTTTCTTCAAACCGATTCAAGACGGTATGGATCGACCGAAAACAGAACTTGCATACAGAGTTCCTGCTAGTAGATTTACAAGACGTAAACTAGATAGCAATGAACAGTTAGAAGAATTAGAAGGATTAGATACAACTATTGACTGGAAGAATACAGGAGACAACAGTTATGATGGTGAAAAATTAAAATTACTTGTACACGATGAATCTGGTAAGTGGGAAAAACCTGATAATATATTAAACAACTGGAGGGTTACAAAAACTTGTTTACGATTAGGTTCTAGAATTATAGGTAAGTGTATGATGGGTTCAACGTCGAATGCTTTAGATAAAGGAGGTAGAAATTATAAAAAATTGTATGATGACTCAGACGTTACCAGAAGAAACCGCAACGGGCAGACTAGCTCGGGATTATATAGCTTGTTCATTCCTATGGAGTGGAATTACGAAGGATACATTGATTCTTATGGATTACCTGTCTTTGAGACACCGGAAGAACCTAAAAAAGGGCCAGATGGTTTCCCCATTGAAATCGGTGTTATCGAACACTGGGAAAACGAAGTAGATGGCCTTAAGAATGATCCTGATGCACTTAATGAATTATATAGACAGTTTCCACGTACAGAGAAACATGCTTTCAGAGATGAAACAAAACAATCACTGTTTAATCTTACAAAAATCTATGAACAAATAGATTATAATGAAGATTTAAAACACTCAAATGTTGTTACACAGGGTAATTTTATGTGGGAAGGTGGGATTAAAGATACAAGCGTTCAATTTGTTCCTAGTAAACAAGGTAGGTTTATAGTGTCTTGGGTTCCAGATGTTCAACAACAAAATAGATTTATTATTAAAAATGGTATGAAGTATCCTGCTAATGAGCATATGGGTGCTTTTGGTTGTGATAGTTATGATATATCAGGAACTGTAGATGGTAGAGGATCTAAAGGTGCGTTGCACGGTTTAACTAAGTTTACTATGGATACTTGTCCACCTAACTTATTTTTTTTAGAATATATAGCTAGACCACAAACTGCTGAAACATTTTTTGAAGATGTGCTTATGGCTTTACATTTTTATGGTATGCCCATATTAGCAGAGAATAATAAACCTAGATTATTATATCATTTAAAAAGAAGAGGTTATAGAGGTTACTCTATGAACAGACCAGACAAAACAGCATATAAATTATCTGTAACGGAAAAAGAAATAGGTGGTATACCTAATTCAAGTGAAGATGTTAAGCAAGCTCATGCCGCAGCTATTGAATCTTATATTGAAATGTTTATAGGATATAATAATGAGCAGTATGGAACAATGTATTTTCAAAGAACATTAGAAGATTGGGCTGCATTTGATATAAATAAAAGAACAAAACATGATGCATCTATAAGCTCTGGTTTAGCTATCATGGCTTGCAATAAAAATAAATATAGACCTATACCGGAACATATAAAAGAAAAAGTAAGTTTAAGTTTTTCTAAGTATGACAACAAAGGTTCAAAATCAAAAATAATTAATTAGATGATTAATACGAGTACTAATAGTTCCTTTCCTAGTCAGGTGGTACCTGTCGCGGAAAAGCTTAGTTTAGAGTATGGTCTGCAAGTAGGGCAAGCCATTGAATATGAATGGTTTAGAGGTGGTAGAGTTAATGGAACAAGATGGCAGAAAGGGTTTCAAAACTTTAACAGGTTAAGATTATACGCTAGAGGTGAGCAACCTGTGCAAAAATATAAAGATGAATTATCAATTAATGGTGATTTATCTTATTTAAACTTAGACTGGAAGCCAGTGCCAATAATTCCAAAGTTTGTTGATATTGTAGTAAACGGTATATCTTCTAAAAAATACGATATAAAAGCATATGCTCAAGATCCTTTTTCTTTAAAACAAAGAACAAATTATGCTTCGTCTATATTAAGAGACATGTTATCTAAGCCTTTACTTAATAGTATACAAGAAAACTTAGGGGTAGATGTTTATAATGTAGTTGATCCAGCTAATTTACCACAATCAAAGGAAGAGTTAGAAGTGCATATGCAATTAAACTATAAACAATCTATAGAAATTGCTGAAGAAGAAGTTATTAATAATGTATTAGATTTTAATAAATACGAATTAATTAACAAAAGAGTTATAGAAGATATAGTAACAGTTGGTATTGGAGCTGTTAAAACTAGTTTTAATAAAGCTGAAGGTGTTAAAATAGACTATGTTAATCCTTCTAATTTAGTTTATTCATATACTAACGATCCTAATTTTCAAGACCTATATTATGTAGGTGAAATAAAATCTATAACACTACCTGAGTTAAAAAAAGAATTTCCTAATTTAACTAACGAAGAGCTTAAAACAATACAAAAGTATCCTGGTAGAGAAGGTTATATGCGTAACCGTAATAACGATGATGATTTAGTACAGGTTATATATTTTGAATACAAATCTTATATAGATCAAGTTTTTAAAGTTAAAAACACTGATAATGGTTTAGAAAAAGTATTAGAAAAACCTGATACATTTAATCCGCCAGAAAGTGATAATTTTGAAAGAGTATCTAGAACAATAGAAGTATTGTTTACAGGTGCTAAAGTTATGGGTGTAGAACAAATGCTTAAATGGGAAATGTCAGAAAACATGACAAGACCTAAGAGTGATTTAACTAAGGTTAATATGAACTACAATATTGTAGCGCCTCATATGTATCAAGGTCGTATAGATTCACTTGTAGGACGTATAACTGGTTTTGCTGATATGATACAACTTACATCACTTAAATTACAACAGGTGATTGCTAGAATGGTTCCAGATGGTGTCTTTGTAGATGTTGATGGTTTATCTGAAGTTGATTTAGGTAATGGAACTAATTATAATCCTCAGGAAGCATTAAACATGTATTTCCAAACTGGTAGTATAGTTGGTAGAAGTTTAACACAAGATGGTGATCCTAATAGAGGTAAAGTACCTATACAAGAATTACAAACATCTAGTGCTAATGGAAAAATACAATCGTTGATCAACACTTATCAGTATTATTTACAAATGATAAGAGACGTAACAGGATTGAACGAAGCAAGAGATGGCAGTTTACCAGACAAAGACGCGTTGGTCGGCTTGCAAAAAATGGCTGCCAATGCTTCTAACATAGCAACTAAACATATTTTAAATAGTAGTTTATATTTAACGCTTAGAACTTGTGAAAACATATCGCTTAGAATAGCTGATATGTTAGATTTTGATTTAACTAATAATGCACTTAAAGCTAGTATAGGTAAATTTAATGTTGCAACACTACATGAAATAGATGATTTACATTTATATGATTTTGGTATATACATGGATTTAGAACCTGAAGAAGAAGAAAAAGCTATGTTAGAACAAAATATACAAATGGCTTTACAGCAAAATCAAATATACCTTGAAGATGCTATTGACATTAGAGAAATAAGAAACTTAACTTTAGCTAATCAAGTTTTAAAATACAAGAGAGTTAAAAAGCAAGAAGCTGATCAACAAGCTCAAATGGCTAATATTGCTGCTCAAGCAGATTCTAATTCAGAAGCTTCAGAAAAAGCTTCAATGCAAGAAGTGCAAAAAGGAGAGGCATTAGCACAGACTGAAATACAAATTGAGCAAGCTAAGTCTCAAATGGAAATACAGAGAATGCAACAAGAGCTACAAAACAAACAACAGTTAATGGCTAAAGAGTTTGAGTACAACATGAAACTTAAACAAATGGAAGTTGATGCGTCAACAAAAAAAGAAGCTCAAATAGAAGATCGTAAAGATAAACGAACTAAAATACAAGCTTCTCAACAATCACAAATGATTACACAACGTCAAACAGACGGGTTACCTACTGATTTTGAAAACAACATGGAAGAATTAAGTATGTAATTTTTATTAATTTTTATATTATTTTATTATGTCAGAAACAAAGGAAAAAGCTGGAAAGCTTAAGGTAAAAGCTAAAATTCTTAAGCCTAAAAATTTATCAAATAATGATGAACCTATAAAAGTAGATTTATCAAAACCTAAAACAGAAGAACAAGATGCCATTCAAGTCAGAGAAACAAAGGAAATACCTGTGGTTGAAACATCCGGAGATAGCGAGAAAGTGGACGAACAAGTACAAGAGTCCAGCCCGATTGCTGAAGTTCAAGAAGAAAAACCTGTAATTGAAGAAGTTAAAGAAGAAGAAGAAGAGGTAATTTCTATAGGTGAAGAAATGGAACCACAAGCTGAGATTACAGCAGAGGAACCGCAAACTGTTAAACAAGATATTAATCTACCTGAAAACATCGAAAAAGTCGTAGACTTTATGAAAGAAACAGGTGGAACATTAGAAGATTACGTTAGATTAAACGCTGATTATACTAATGTAGATAATGATACTTTATTAAAAGAGTATTATAAAAACACAAAATCACATCTAGATTCAGAAGAGATTAGTTTTCTATTAGAAGATAATTTTTCATTTGATGAAGAAGTAGATGACGCAAGAGATATTCGGAAGAAGAAACTTGCATATAAAGAAGAGGTTGCAAAAGCACAGAAGCATTTAAATGGTTTAAAGAGTCAATATTACGACGAAATCAAGTTGAGACCCGGAGTAACTCAAGAACAAAAAAAAGCTATGGATTTTTTCAATCGCTACAACGAAGAGCAAAATGTAGCAGAGCAACAACATGAAGTGTTTAAAAACACCACTAAAGATTATTTTACCAAAGAATTCAAAGGTTTTGATTTTAGCGTAGGAGACAAAAAATTTAGATACGGTGTTAAAAACCCTAGTGAAGTTGCAGATAATCAATCAAACATCAGTAATATAGTTAAGAAGTTCTTAAACGATAAAGGTGATGTAACCGATGTAAAAGGTTATCACAAAGCTATGTATGCCGCACAACATGCAGATACTATTGCACAACATTTTTATGAGCAAGGCAAAGCTGATGCAATTAGAAATGTCGCTGCAAAATCAAACAACATTAGTAACGAAGCTAGAGCAAGTGCTCCAAGCGATGTATTTGTTGGTGGGTTTAAAGTTAAAAGTATAAGTGGTCTTGACTCTTCAAAATTAAAAATCAAAGCAAGAAAATTTAACTAAAACTAAAAATTATTTATTATGGGACAAATTGCTCCAGTGTTTGGAAGTATCGTACCTTCTCAAACGCAACTACCGCTAGCTAACAATTACCTAGCGTTTAATACTGCTGCTGCAGGTGCAAATGATTTCGCACAACAGTATCTACCAGAGGTTTATGAAGCTGAAGTAGAAAGATATGGAAACAGAACTTTAGGTGGTTTCTTAAAAATGGTTGGCGCTGAAATGCCAATGACGTCTGATCAAGTTATCTGGTCAGAACAAAATAGATTACACATCTCTTATACAGGATGTACATTAACAGGACCTGGTGCTGGAACTTTCGTTTTCAGTGTACCTACTAATGCTGCTGTTGGTGCAACTTCTATTAAAAATGCAATTGCTCCTAACGATACTATCGTTGTAATGAACCCAACTACTGGCGTTACATTAAAAGGTATTGTAGGTGCTGTAGCTGCAAATGGTGCTTTAACAAACGTTACTGCTTATCCATTTACAACTGCTAACTGGGATACTTTAGGTATTGCTGCTGCTGCAGGTGCTGCTGGATTAAAGATATTCGTTTACGGTTCTTTATTTGCTAAAGGAACTGGAAGTGGAAACTTTTCAGTACAGCCACAATTTACTCAATACTCTAATCAACCAATCATAATCAAAGATAGATTTGAAATTAATGGTTCTGATATGGCACAGATTGGATGGGTAGAAGTTGCTACAGAAGACGGAACATCAGGATACTTATGGTATTTAAAGTCTGAGTCTGAAACAAGATTACGTTTTGACGATTACTTAGAAATGGCAATGGTTGAAGGAGAATTAGCTGCTGCCGCTAGTGGTTTCACTGCTCAAGCTGCTAACGTACCTGGATTCTCAGCTACTATTAATGCTCATGGTACTGAAGGTCTTTTCCAAGCTATTACTAATAGAGGTAATATTATGAGTGGATTCCAAGGTGCTACAGGTATTTCTGATTTCGATCAAATACTTAAAAACCTTGACACACAAGGTGCTATTGAAGAAAACATGTTATTCTTAAATAGAGATACAGACTTAGAGTTTGATGACATGCTAAGCCAAATTTCTGCAGGACAATCTGGAGGAACTGCTTACGGTTTATTTGAAAATTCTGAGGATATGGCTTTAAATTTAGGTTTCTCTGGTTTCAGAAGAGGTTCTTATGACTTCTACAAAACAAGCTGGAAATACTTAAATGACGCTTCAACAAGAGGTGCGGTAGCTGTAAACAATATCGATGGTGTATTAATTCCTGCGGGAACTTCTACAGTTTATGACCAAATTTTAGGTACAAACATTAGAAGACCATTCTTACACGTAAGATATAGAGCTTCTCAAGGAGATGACAGAAGATACAAAAACTGGATCACTGGTACTGCTGGTGGTGCTTACACTTCTGAAATTGACTCGATGATCGTAAACTGGTTATCAGAGAGATGTTTAGTTACTCAAGCTGCTAATAACTTCGTGTTATTCCAAAGCTAGAATTACTTTAAAGTTTATCTCCGTCTTCGGGCGGAGATACTCTTTATTTTTTTTATTAATTATATTATATTATATCATGTCAAAGACAAAACAAATTTCAACCCCTGAATGGGAGATCAAGGATAGAACTTATTTTTTAACAAATCAAGTATCACCTTTAACATATACATTAGGAACAAGACATTCAAGACGTTATCCATTATTACATTTTGATGAAAAAAGTGGAGAACAAAGAGAATTAAGATATGCAACTAATATGAACTCACCGTTTGTTGATGAGCAAAAAGGAGAGGTTACATTAGGTCATGTCATTTTTGAAGAAGGAATGTTATTTGTACCTAAACAAAAACAAAACTTACAAAAATTATTATCATTATACCATCCAAGAAAAGGTCACGTTTATGCAGAGTTTAAACCTGAAGTAATAGCAACAGATGAAATAGATGAAATAAACTTTGAAATAGATGCTTTACTTGCTGCTAAGCAAATGGAGATTGATGAAGCTGAGTCTGTTTTAAGAGTTGAAAAAGGATCTGCCGTTAGTACAATGAGCTCTAAAGAAATAAAAAGAGATTTACTTTTAATGGCAAAGAAAAATCCTGCTGGATTCTTAGCTATTGCTAATGATGAAAATGTTGGATTAAGAAACGTAGGTATTAAAGCTGTAGAGCAAGGTATCGTTAAGTTATCTCAAGACCAAAGAACGTTCCATTGGGGATCTAATGATAGAAAATTAATGACTATACCTTTTGATGAACAACCATACTCAGCATTAGCTGCTTGGTTTAAAACTGATGAAGGCGTAGAAGTTTTTAAAACAATCAATAAAAAGTTACAATAATATGTAACTATAATTATAGTGAAGGGTCACTTTGGTGGCCCTAATCACTATTAACTAAAATATTAAAATGGCAATAAACGTAAATACTGTATATCAAACCGTTTTATTAATACTAAATAAAGAACAAAGGGGTTATATGACACCTGTTGAGTTTAATAAAATAGGTGGACAAGTTCAATTAGAAATATTTGAAAAATATGCTGAAGATATGAATCAGCAATTACGTGTGCCACAAATAGATTTAGATTATTCTGATAGACAAATAAATGTAGATGAAAAATTATCTATATTCAAAGAAATAGAAGAT